ACGCGGACTATATGGGCCCGCCCCATGTGGAAGTGTTAGTGTAATACACAAACCTCCGAGTGTTAAAATCCATTGGATCAATAGATTCTAGGCAAGTTCAGATGATCCCCTGCAGAGCAGGAGAGTATTCTTTGTTGCCATTCACTCTGTGAAAGAATCAGGACAACTGCGAGTATAAGTCCGGGATATATATCCCAGACGTCCCCTCAAAGAAGTCCATATTCATGGTCAGGTTAGGTACGTAAAATCCAATTTGTAATACATCATAGAGCGACGTCCTATCCACCCATAGTCCTATTCCGTCCGTAGGGTCTACCGTGTAGACCAGAGGACGCATTAAGCCTTTGAGTGCCTGACCTTTTGCATTAGCTCGTCTTAGTTTGGGCCCTGCCCTTTCCTTGACGTTGACTGTTTGCGTTAACGATTTACCTCTAAATGTTGCAGCGTAAGGACTTTCCTTATTCCCAAGTAATACTTGAGGCTCCATTAGGTTAATCATAGTTTTCCTCATATACCGCGCCACGCGTCTATTAGACGGTGGACCTGATCCTTCAGTGTCCACTGACAATGTGTCACGTGTGTCGGTAAATGCAGATTCCGTAGTTTTCGCGGTGAGTCCTTGGAGCTCAGAGAAGTTATGTAACTTCTCGTAGACAACCATACTTCTCTCCCAGACGCGTCTGTACGCGCCTTCAGGTTTGAAGAACGGGTCTACCCGCGATGCCACAGTTCCATAAGCCACTGTATGCATTGCTTCAGTCCATTCGAGTACTTTACTCGGGACTCCTAGACCGCCAAGGGCGGTGGGCAAGTAGCAGCAGCCTTTTGCATACACCTTCTTTTCAAAGAACGACGGCATTCCTGCTCTTAGCAAGAATGGGCTGAATTCAGCCAAAACGCCTTGCGTTTCCCGGTCTAAGTATTTGAAAGATGCTTCAATTTCCTTCGCTTTCCCGATGAGTGGGTCCGCAGTATCTAACTGCGTTCCCCCTTGTTTCTGGAATTGGTTAAACAATCTAAGCTTGATAGTATCAACCTTGATGTCTGACTTAAAGCGAGGAGATATTCCGAAGTCCTGGCAATAGTGACAGTATTTCCTTGAAACCCTGTACTTTTCCCAAGAAATTTCGTAACCGAAGTGTTGCAACATGCGTGGTATCGCCATGACAAAGTCAAGGTGACCAAGGGCGACATGGTCGTCCCCTGCACAAGCAAACGTCTTCATTAATTGAGGCTTTAAATATGGCAGTGGTACGTCACGTACCTCATTGAGGTCGTGAAATCCCTGCAATACCGCATAATATGCGGTCATACTTGAAAGCGTTAAAAAGCATTTTGTAAGCGGCTCTCCCATTAGGTTTCCCCTTTTGGTAGCAACGGTTATTAACCGTTTCCCATCCGAATTAATATTCGGTGAGACCTTGAAAATGCGTTTCTGTTCCTCCCTTGAGCTGCATTCATATGCCAGCTCTCTTGGAGAACAATTAAGTGCGGCTGATTTGAGTATATACTCTGTCATACCTGGACCAACCCGTAATACGGAGAGGAAACCCCTAAGCATTGCTTTGGATACCTCGTGGTCAGCCCTATCGGTTGCACTTGTAAGATCTGACGAGGAGATGTACTCGGGCTTAGTGACAGTGTCTCTTTTCCCGAAATGTCTCTCGAAAGACTTTCCGAACCTGTACAGGTGGTGCGTATCGGCAAGGCCGACGTGCGCTCCTGGCAGCTTCATAAGAAGTTCCTTGACGTAGTGACCAGCAGGAGTTAGGTATATATATACCCAAGTCTCGCCGGACGTGACTGGGCGGATCTTTCCGCCTGGTTCCGTTACTACAAGGACCTTTGCTTTTGGCTTGGGACAGCCGTTCTCGACCCATTGGTCATGCTTTGCATTAGACCATAAGAAGAGGAGCTTCCCTATACGGGCATCAAAACCCGAAGCCAATGAATCATCAAGGAGATTGCCTACCTTGATATGATCTCCGAGATCACCCGGTAGTGGCTCGCGTAAGTACGCGATCTGCCAAAGGGGATACGTCGCCTGGTCGGCATCGCAAACGGTATTACCGAAGCGATCGAGCACCGGGCCAACGCCCCCCTCTGGTACCACAAAATCCCGGAGCTCGCATATGCGAGACTGGATATAATCCGTGAACTCAGATTCTTCTTTAAGTGTTGACCACTTTCCACCCTGGCTGCGGGGAGCTTCCCAGCATGAGCCTCCTGTCAATGACAGGTGCGTTTCATGAGGCATTGCCTCGCCAGTGGTTCGTAGTCTTTCCACTAATCTTCTTCCGGTTAATTTCCCCAAGAGCTCAACCTTGTTGATCTCCTCTGGGGTGAAATGTTTCTTCTGGGTAATACCCGAAAAGAATTCTATAACCTTCTTCTTTGCGACCTCTCGACCAGGTGGTGGCAGCATTCGTGTCTGACACAAATGGGCCACCCACCACAATTCGTCCTCATCCGGATCGTTCTTAACGATCCGGTTGAAGTGGTCTGAACAGTCGTATATTTTCTCCAGCAACTCCGAGGGAACTATTCCCGGCGCATCAGGTACACATGACTTGAAGTAGCCATTTTGGAGTCGGTTCGTCAAGTCTTTCCACAATGTGGTAAACTCGTCTAAGCCGTTTGCTAATAGA